TTGTCAAGTCTCCATTGTTGAATACTTGAGTATCACCGTTGCCTAGTGTGAAAATAGCGCTGCTTAGTCCATTGATTTTTACAGAAACATCATTGCTGCCATTGTTAGTAATCTGGATGAATGTTGCATATCCACCTGTGTCTCCAAGAATATCGGCAACATTTGATGTGTAAGTTGAACCACCAGCACAACTTAGGCTGTAAACCTTGGGGAAGGTGTTTTCAGATTCGATACTAGACCAAATGCTACCATCATCACTTACAACTTCAACGATAGCCTGTGATTCTGGTACTTGGGGGTATGCAAACTGCTTCCAGTAGTTGCAGTCTGTGAAAGTTGTGCCGTCCATAAGCTCACGAATCTTACGATTGGGGCCAGCGACATAAATTGTCCTCTGAATAGAGGGATCCATCTGGGATCCTGTGGCAGGATTAATATCCATCAGTCCCTGAGCCTGATTATTAAGTGCTACTCTGAATACGCTCATGCTTGCTCCTTATAGAAATCTAGTATATATTTATCTATGAAGTTGTAGAATTAAAAACTAATATTTGGAACAATTTTATATCAATTCGTTTATGCAAAAATTTGATTTTGAATTTGTTGTCACTTCATAGTATTTAGCAAATTGTTTTTCCATTTTTTGCCAGTCTTCAATACAAAAAACATTTTCATCTGCAAATGCTGGTTGCAAAAAAATACTTATTTTGATATTTTCAACTGCTATTTTTTTTAACTCATCTGCTATATTTTTATCAAATCCTTTAAAAATAATAGCAAAGTTGTTTCTTATCTCATATAAATAAGCTATGGGAAACATAGATCCTCTCGGTGATGTAGATATACTAAAAGAGTCAGAAGAAGGATTTGATATTTTTACAAAATCCTTAGGCCCTGATGATATCTACAAGGAAATTTTACTCGAAGAGTTATTTAAATTATTACTGCAAAAAAGGTAAGTAGATGCAATTTCTTTATATGGCTAGAAGAGATAAATTTACCATAGAAGTGATATCCACTTTTAGGGGTGATTTTAAATATGGATTCAAAAGAAATTTACAGACTAAAGACTTACAGTTAGAAAACGATCAGAAATTTCATTTAGATAATTTTTATAAACCACAAAGATTTGACTGGGAACTAGTTGTAGAGAATTTTGAAAGCTATCACAAACTAAGAGAATCTCTACAAAAAAGAGGATACAAGCATATTCCAACTTCTTATAGAGAAATATTGCCTACTCCAAAAAGACCTTTTATTGAAAAATTTTCTTGACAAAAAAATTTAAAACAATAACCTAAAGAAAACAAGGAGGCTTTATGAAATTTTTTCTCACTACAGCATTTGTTTTTTCAATTGGTTTAAATATTTTTCTGGGGTTTCAATTAAATCGTAGCAATTTCTTCTCCAAAGAAAATCAAAAATTATATAAAATACAAGAAGAGGAATTAAAGACAATTGTATCAGAACAGAATGATGAACTTTTGACAGCCTATGAGGATGGCTATCACAAAGCAACTGAAGATATTCAATGTCCTACTACAGGAAATATTGTTGCACCAAAAGGAATTAAAGAACCAACTTTGCCACCTAAAAAATAACTATTCTTCAATCTTGACTAGTTCTTTTTTGATGTAGAATTTTCCCTTTTTGGTTTTTACCAAAAACAAGTCATCACATTCTTCTTTAATTACTCCACCATGTTTCATGAAGCTTTTCGCTAATTGTGTTTCTGCATATTTGCGAAAAGGACAATCTATCGATTCAATTAGTGTTGCTTCATCTGAAGCTGATTTGCAATGTTTAACTTGGGTTTTATTTTTGTCTTCTTCAGACTGCTCCATCCAATTCTTGAAATCGTCCAGAAATGAATGAGACCATATTTTGGGTTTCTTTTCCATATTCAAACCAATCCTGTTCCTAGCCTATTTTTAAACTCATCGTGTTGTAAATATTTAGCAAATGTAAATGAATTTTTTACACCTGTATAAAATATATTACAATTTATGTTTGTAAATTTTTGCCAAAATAAATTTGCATTTACAATTTTGTTAGCAAGAACCTGTTGTGGATAACAAAATAAGTTTTCTGAAATTTCAATAGAACCCGGCCTAGTTTCTTTATAAGCATCAGAACAATATGCTAAAAATATATTTTTTGCATTAAAGTTAAAAGCACATCCTATTGCAGCACATATTGGATTTCTATATTCATCAATATAAGTTTTAGATGCTTTAGCGTAGGGGCTTTGGTATTTTCGATCACAAACCGCATCATATACATATTTGACATTTCTGTATCCTACAACAAATCTAGTGTTTGTTCTGCGGCTTACTATAAGTTTTGGAAACTGCCTGTCAGGCATTTGGCTCAAGCAGGTATTGAAAGGGTTTTGAACAAGTAAAAAATCAGGAAATTTTACTGCTTGCCAATATCGTGCTGCATTTCTAATACAAATTACACACCAGTCATCTGTCAATTCAGACAACAAATCAGCATGCTTATCAAAACCAAAACCATCATTAATAATCAAAACATTATCAAAAGAAAAATTTTCTTCTAACAAGTTTGGCATATTAATTTTTGAATTTTTTAATTCATTATCTATGAGAATGTGTATTTCTTTATCATCATATAAATTATTTATATCAATTGGGCTTACACTAGGTTTGCCAAAATTTCTTATCCAATATTCTTCTACACCAATATATTCATTTCTTGATTCATCGATTCTGAAAGTAAAACTTTCTCTTTTTCCTTCCGCATTGACTGCATTCAAGGATTTTAAATTCATTTTTTTAATGGTCATCAATCACCTAATAAATCTTTTATGTTTGGAAGAAGATCTTCGTCCTTAATTCTAACCTTAACAGATTTAAAAGCTTGCTGAACACTTTTTGCAAAATCATTTTCTTGAATTTTTATTTCTGGTGTAGGTTCTGTAAAAATTTCTTTGTTTTTTTGTTCATTAAAGTAAGAATTTCTCTCTTCTATGCTAGCATAACCTTGATCGGATGCTACAAAATTTTGTGGTGTTGGAACACCATAAGATTCTTGTGGAGGCATATAGCCATTTCCAGTCATTGCAAAACCAGATGCACAATTAGTAATTACATCAGCGGGTTTAGTCCTTGAAAAAGTTTCCGCAGGCTTACCGGTACAAGCACAACCAGATGTACAATTGTTTGTTGCTTCCCAATCCCAGATCTTGTTTGGAGGTATTCCAGTTGTTTCACCTATCTGATAGGCCACCCATGTACATGTTCCACAAGTTGGACCGGTGCCGCTCGGTGTAGGCGTTGGAGTTGGAGCGGGAGCGGGAGCGGGAGTTCCATCAGGTGTTGTGCCACCACCTGAGCTATCAACAAAAACTTGAGAAAAACATGCCATGGCACATCGAGCACTTCCCAAAACACCCGGCATAGAAGAAATTGTGTCTCCAACACAACTTAATTTTTCAATAGATGTAACAACTGTAGCAGAAGCACTGCCTGTTAATCCACCAGCTATATAACCCCGGGAGCTTCTGTCTCCCACACCACCGGGCACACTGCGTCCAGTAGCCAAAACTGCTGGTGACAACACAGTTGTCTGGTCCCAGCTGTAATTCATTTTTTCAATCGACTTAAGTATGGTGCTAGTTAGATTTGTAGAACCTCCTGCGAAATAACCCTGAAGCGTGTTTCCATCAATTCCACACATAGCCGTTCTTGGGCTTTTCAAATAAGCCGATGTTGCTGATGACCATGTGCTAGTTGAGTAAACAAGTATGTCTGTAATATTAGAAGCGGCAGCGCCTGTAATGCCACCACAGAAATATCCCTTTTGTGCTTCCAAAGAGACCGCCGCAAACCTAGCTCTGCCAGTCGGCAAAGTTAAGACCGACATGCTTCCAGTAGAAAATTCAATTACATCTACTACTGTAGATACACTAGAACCTGCTAAACCACCTGCGTAGTATCCTTTTTTGTTTTCCCCAGAAACAGCTGTCAAATAATATCTTGGCTGAGATAAAACAGATGTTGATGTGACAGTTGTTTCTGTTTCAAAAATTGTTTTATAAAAACTTGTTACTGCCTGTGAAGTATATCCTCCAGCTATGTATCCTGCCGTTCCATCTGCACAGGCAGCAGCGCCAAATCTTGCAGATCCAGTGATGTTTGCAGAAGGAACTCCCACAACAACATCGTTCGAATAAGTAATTTTGGTTGCCAAATCTATTGCTTGATTTGAACTATTTGCTCCTGCCACAAAAAATCCTTTTATTCCTGCAACTGGAATACAAACCAAGTCAATATACCTATCTCCACTTACAACTATAGAAAACGGACTTACCGATATTGTAGATGGAATTATAGGAACATTATTAAATGTAATTGTGCTTGGTATTACCACTGGAGGATCTAAAACTATGGTGGAAGGTATTGAGATAGGTCCAAATGGACCAATATCCAAACATGGGAAAACAATTGGAGGCAAAGTAATATCAGCCGCTATGTTTGGTTCAAAATCTACAACTATAGGAGGAATTTCTGGGATACTATCTATAACTACCGTTAAGTCTTGTGGTAATACTTGCACCAATGTCTCGCTTGCAAATGTTCTTGAAACATCACTATTGACAGTCTGACAAGATGATGAATTTACAGTTACTGTTGGATCTATCGTGGAGTTTGGTGGATAAACATGAGTGCCAGTTAAATCTGTAATAGTGCTGGTTCCATCTCCAAATTCTAAAATAAAATTGTCATAAACTCCAAGTATTTCAAGCTCAAATTCTATGGTAGTGCCAAAAAGAGGATCTTCAGATAATATTATAAATATGAAATTTACTTCTGGACAACCGAAATCATCCGTGATGTTTGGTTGATTAATTAAATATCTTATTCTCCAATCAACAGTTGACTTGTCTGTACTATTTGTAATTCCAATAAAATTTTCAGTATTAACTAATCCTCTAGCCAATTGATTGTGATGTTCTGCCATCACAAAACTTCTTATGTCTGTATTGGCTGAATTATATTGAGGAGGTCTTCCTCCAAGATTTCTTATGCAATTTGTAAGTTTGTAAACCTTATCATTGCCGTTTTTAAGTACAGAACCATAATAAATAAGTTCTCCACTAATATTTGCAAATCCATTTTCTGCCCATATTTCATCTTCATTTGCTTCTACTGGTTTGATAAAAATTTGGCTATCGGCAATATTAAGCACCTGTGTAATAACACTTTCGGTTGTATTGTAAACCATATAAAGTGTATTGTCTGTATCGTAGTTATTTGGGAATACAGAATTAGGTGGTAATACAGGCATTATTCTCCAAGAAGGTCGTTCACATCAGGCCTAAGATCATCTACTGGCTTAATTTTGAAGCCGTTCATGTCTTGTATTTCTGAATTATATATGTCTGAAAGATCCTTATACTCAATCTCGCTGGCATGAATCGGCCTGCCAAACATATTAGGATCCATGGGAGGCATTGGTCTGTATGGCAACTCCATGCTAAATGGATCTGGAGGTTCTGGAGGCTTGGGTATTTGCACGCTATCAATCAGTATTTCTTCTCTTTGTGTGACTAAAACTGTTTGTGGATTTTCTTCATCTTCCTGATATTTGTCACAAGTCTGGCAACAAACAACTTCAGGCCTTTTTGGCAAAGAAGATGAATGACAACAGAATCCCAAAATATCACACCTGCGAATAGCAACTTTCCCATGAACGCTATTTACCATCTGCAAAGGTGTTCTGCCTGCAAAACGACATATATTCAATTTTGTTGAAGATTCTTGCTGCACTATGTCTTTTGTTTTTTCTGTCAATTGTAGTGCATTTGATCCATCCATGTTCATGGCATTTGCAAAAACATAGTCTGGAGGAATCACTGTATGTATTTCATTTTTTCCTACACGAAATTTTGGAGGATGAGTTCTCCAGTCAACATTCATTTTTGTAATATCATATAATGTATAAGAAATTGGATCGTTAATTTTAACTATATACATATCATCTAAAGAATCTGTTACATAATAGAGATCATTGTTGCCCCTTACTAAATAATCAATATTTTTCCAATTATTTTTAGTTCCATATGGTATGACTTCAGCAGGATTTAATACATAAGAACCATTGCTATAAGTATAATTAATTTTTATTAAACAAATAACTCCATCCCCTCGTATTCCTAATATTCTATTATTAGTATAATAATTATTATAATAATTATTGGCACCAACTGCTTCTTTCCAAATATAATCTGTAATTTTGTTAAAATAAGAAAAGGCACCAGTAATTCCAGCAAAATATAAAAACCCATCGATATCTATAGCAACCGATATGTTATTCCACCAATATGAAATATTAACATATCTCCATTTTCCCGGTACTTTAGTAAATTTATACCTATTTACAGTATCTCCAACACCAAGTTGTCCATAGTTATTAAGACCTGTTGCATACATATCATTATTTTCTAATATTACATGTGTGGAATAATAACGAATCGAATAATCAATAACTTTTCCTAATTGTGGGTAAGGAATTAAATTTGATAATACTAAAGCTGTATTATCATTGCCCAGTTGTCCATATTGGTTATAACCAATCATATAAAATGTATTATTTATATCTAAAGCTGCTGCATGAGAAGAATCCCTCCACATACTTTTCCATTTACCACTATAATAATAAGATCCAGACTCGAAGCTGTCAACAGATACAGCTGTCGAATTTGGAGTTATTCCAATATATATAAGAGAAAAAACTGTTGTTGGAACTCCCAGATAACCGCCAAGACTAAAAATTTTATCAGAAACATTTATATTTGATCTATAACCCGGTAAACCACTTAAATTTGTGTACTCGTTGTTATTACAATTTAAATTATAATTCCATTTAATTTCGGTACACGCTGATATTGCCCGAACGCCTATGCGAGTAGCATTTTGTGCTTTAAAAAAGTAGAAATAATAAGCACTGTTCCATGTTGTTTGCTCTGGACTGTCGCATCCAGCTGGTATATTTCCTGTATAACCAGTATCAACATATATGTTACTAAAGTTGTCAAATACAATAAATCTTGTTGAATTGTTTTCATTTTTATTAAAATAAAGATACTGGATATTAGCTTTTGGATCTACATTAAAATAGCGTGTATCATCTGCTATGTTGGAACTATATGTATATGTTCCACATTTTGCTGGAGGCAATGTGTTTCTTTTACTTGATACAGCTGTCAAACAACTCCTGCCATAATCTAGTTCGGCAGATTTTGGTGTAGACATAGCATAAGTAATATGCTCTATAATCTCAGTCTTTTTAATAAAGCTTGTTGCATCTGATTTGGAAGAACCACCAGAAAAGTAACCTTTATTGTCATTGTTAGCAGCCCCACCCATGCTATGTTTAGCTAAAGAAAGTTGCGGATTAGTTGCAAGAAAGGTTCCAGTTGTGTAACTTAATACATTAATGACTTTCGTTGCTCCAGTGCTTAATAAACCACCTGCAAAAAATCCTTCTATACCATTCCCATCACTTCCGGTCACATTCGATGTGTCTGCAGATAAAATAAATGTTCCAGTAGAAGACAAGGTTCCCGTAGCAATATCTTGTACTTCGATTGTTTTTACACTTCCCAAGCCTCCTTTGCCTCCAGCCCAATAACCTTTAGAGTATCCATCTGATATACAAGCAACAAATGCTCGGTTTGAGTCCAGTGTATCGATAGACATCAATTCTATCTGCTCGGTGGCATAATCAAATACATAAATTTTGTTTGTAAAAGCCCCAGTATTGCCTCCACCAAAGTAACCTTCATCCTTAGAGCCGCTACAGCCTGCTAGGCCATAAGTGCTTGCTGGCAATACAAGCGATCCAACAGCAGATCTTTGATCTGTGGCATAAGTTATCTTGTCCATGGTGTTAACTGGGACAAATGATGTAATTAAAGAGGATGTGCCGCCTGCTATGTAACCTGCAAGATCTGGATTCGATATGCCAGCTAAATAGGCACGATTTTGTTCTAAATTAGCAGTATACGGATAAATTGAAATATCACCAGCGTAAATTATTTTTTCTGTGATTTTAGTATTGGGAGATGCTGTATATCCACCTACAAAATAGGCTCCATCATTATTGATTGTGTCAGTTATTTTTGAAACACCACCCAAATAGGTTCTGGATTTTGTCAGATTTGCAGTTTCTGTTGCTGTAACAACACCTGTTGCAAAAGAAACTTTGTCTGTCAAAGGACTTGTCACAAAAACGCCGCTAGATCCACCACCAAAATAACCTTTAGATTTTCTTTCAGACACACCTGCTAAACCAGCTTTTACAGTTTGCAGATTGTATTTGGCTTCATTAGAATGAGCAAAACTTCCAGTTGCATAAGTCAAAATGTCCATATTCGTTACGGACTTATAATTAGCGGTATCACCTCCAGCAAAATAACCTTTAGTAGAATTACCATCTAGTCCGGCAAGTTCACTTCTTGGAGAAGACAAGTATTTGCTAGTTAGTTCTGTCAATGTATCTTGAGAAAAATTCATGACTCCACAAGAGTCTATTTTTACAGTGCCTGCCAGTCCACCTGCCAAGTATCCCTGTGTTTTATTGTCAGAAACAGATGCCAAATATGCCAGACCAGTAGCAAGCCTAGCAGTAGTCAATTCACTTATTGTCTCGTTTGTTGAATATGTAATTTTATAAATTTTGTTTGTTATGACCGACTCTGATTTTTGATAACCACCAATAACATACCCTTTGGTATATCCATCTGTAAGGCCACATGCGCCGTGAGTTGGAGAAGTTAAATTTGCAGTTGTTGCTGCTGATGTGTATTCATTTGCATAAATTAATTTTTCTGTTAAGTTTACAAAAGATTCATCATATCCACCGGCAAAATAACCACGGTATTGGGTGCCATTAATACTTGCAAATGAATCTCTGGCTTGCGTAAGGTTGGCGGTGGTCATAGCCATGCTTGTGTCTGCTGAGAATATCACTTTATCAGTAGTTGCAGTATAGCTAGCAAAAAATCCATCCCAATTGTAACTTCCACCGACAAAATAACCACCATCTCCTGTCAATGGACGACATAATTTGGCAACAGCTGACCAACCGTTTCTGCCAACTGCAAATGTTGAGCCAATAGTGCTGGAACTATCTGTTGTGAAACTCATCTTGTCTATGGCATTAGTTATTATGAGTCCAGACCCAGAATCTGTTACACCACCGCCTATAAATCCAGCGCTTTGCCTATTGCTTGTTCCAGCAGAGCCAGCAACTTGTCTGTCTAGATTTGCGGATGCATTGTTAGATCTACTACCAGTGGCAAAATCAATAATATCTGTAATTGCATAAAGTGTAGAAGTAGCACCATTTTCACCGCCGCAAACATACCCCTTGGCTTCTGTGGCTGCTATTCCACCACATCCTGATCTGGCTACAGAAAGTACGGCAGGACCAGCATTTATCTTTGTGTCGTTTGAGTAGTCGATGTATTCGGTTGTCGCAGATACTGCTGAAGTGTATCCTCCAAGCAAATAGCCTCTTGTGCTGCTTCCATCAAGTCCACAACTATCCACCTTGGCATTTGCAAGTTCGAGGCTAGTTGATGCTACAGTTGTATCAGTTGAAAAAACTATTTTCTCAGTAGATTTTACATTCACGCTAGCGCTGGTATCTCCGCCAGCAATATAGCCTTTAGTAAGACCCTCGGAAACTCCTATTGCCGTGTCTCTCTTGGTTTTCAAGTCTGCTGAATTAGAAATCGATGTTGTTTCACTATCGTAATCAAAAACATCTGTATAGCTTGTTATTCCACTAAGATCTGCTCTTAGGCCACCCATAAAATAGGCTCTGGTAACTGCTCCAGATATTCCTACTGTACCGGTTCTTGCATAAAAAAGATTAGATGAACCAAGCAGCGTTGGAGTATCGTTAGAAAAATTCAGCCTATCAATATAGTTTACACCACTGCTTACAGTTCCTCCAGTCAAACCACCAGCAAAATATCCATATTGTCCACAACTAAAAGGAAAAGAAGGAGTAGGAGCAGGAACAGGTGATGGCGGTGTTGGCACAATGTCGGGAACAGGAGTTGGCGGCGTTGGTTCATCTCCGCTTGGCGTGGGCGAAGGCGAAGGGCTAGGGGATGGCGAAGGTGATGGGGATGGAGAAGGTGATGGTGATGGAGAAGGTGAAGGGCTAGGAGAAGGTGAAGGGCTAGGTGAAGGTGAAGGCGCTGGTGCGGGCGCTGGTGCAGGTGCTGGTGAAGGTGCTGGTGCTGGTGAAGGTGAAGGTGAAGGTGAAGGTGAAGGTGAAGGTGAAGGTGAAGGGCTAGGTTCTGGTGCTGGTATTGGCGGTGTTGGTCCGCAAATTCCTTCAACATAAATTTGGCTTGGCAAAAGAAGATCAACTGGATTGATTACAATAGTGCTTGGGATATTTGGAGGATTAATAAAATCAATACTGCTTGGTATTATCAAAGGAGGAGTAATTGTTATTACAGATGGCACAGATATTGGACCAAATCCAGTTTCGACACATGGAAAAACAATAGGGGGCAAAAGAAGTTGGTTGTTTACAGTATTTTGAAATGATATTGGTATTTCAGGGAGAACGGGCACTGTTGGAACTACAACATTCAGATCTATTGGTATTTGCTGTTGCAATGGCTGACTTACTTGTTCTCTGCTTACTCCGCTTACAACTTGTTCACAATTTGTTGCTATAACTGTTACTGTAGGATCAATAATAATGTTTGGAGAATAGCTATGCGTGCCAGACTGGACAGTAGTGGTACTTTGTCCGTCTCCAAACTCTAGTAAAAAGCTATCAAATGTTCCGTTTATTTCTAGTTCATAATTTATTACGACTTCATTACTGGTTTCACTTGCTATGTAAAAACTGAAATTTACCTCAGGGCATCCATAGTCATCTACAACTGCTCCTTGTGCCGCAAGATTACGAATTCTCCAATCTAATGTTGTTTTGTTTTGAGAAAGACTGATGCCAATAAAATTTTCAGTATTTACAACAGATCTTGCAATTTGGTTGTGGTGTTCGGCAATTACAAATCCACGAACATCAGTGCCTGCTGTATAATGTTTCGGAGATGAACCGCCCAAATTTCTTATGCAATTTGTAAGAACATTTATCTTGTTGTTTGCATCTTTTTGTACAGATTCAAAATATATAAGTTCGTTTTCTATTGTAACAAATCCATTTTCTCCCCAAATTTCTTGTTGGTCTATATCGACTGGTCTAATTGATATAGTTGTTGCCCAAGTTTCCAAATCGGATATTAGGATTGTTTCAGAAGTATTGTACACTTGGTAGAGTGTGCGGTCGCTATCATAATCCTGAGGATAAATAGTTTGTGGAGGGAATAATGTTGGCATTTTTTTCCTTTAGAATACTCCCATGTTCCACTGGGTTCCACTAGGTCTATCTGGAAGTTTTGTAAAAGTCAGATCAAGATCATTGAACTTCAGCAAAGATTTGTTAGTATAGTCGAAACTCAAATATGCTCTTCTGTCCCCATCGCTGGTTGCAAGAAGTGTATTTGTATCGTTGTCATATCCAACTACTGTTGGATCTTGCAAAGCAGCAAACACAGCAGAGTTTAGTCCCGGCCCTCCGGTTCTCCATGTTTGCTCTGTTGGAATATAAGAAGAAACAGCGCCTGTATTGTTGAAGAAGAATAAACCGCTAGTCAAATTAACTAGTTCCCCTTCGTATTTGGTAGGACCAAGAATGTCAGGAAGTTTGTTAAAGCTTGCAATGGCATTTGCTGCTGTGCTAGATGTTGAAAAGAATGACTTTAGTCTGAAAAAGTCCCCAACACCATTATTTTTTAGTATGTATCCGCTTCTGTCTCTCCAAGCTGTTCTGTATGCGCTGAAATTACCATAAATAGGTTGCCCAGAAGAATTAAATTGGGCTGCGTTGTTAAGCAGTTCTGTGGCATTACCGGCAAAGTCGCTTGCACTAAACGAAGAACTTAAAACTGTATTAGACAAAAGGTCATGTGTTTGCAATGTCAAATTGGTTTTAGATTCTCCGGTATTCTGTGTAGTGGTTAGATTTCCAAACATGAAATAAGATTTGTTCAAAAAGTTAAAACAAACCCAATTCCAAGGTCGTGTAATAATCTGAAACGCAGAATAAGACTCCAAATAACCATTATATTGTAAGGCATTTATTTTTTCGTCTGAAATGACTTCACTGCCTCTTCCTGTTGCATAGTGTAATACGGCTGCGCCAGCCAAGCCAGATGATATGTTTGCTCTGTTTGTGAAATTTGTGTTTTTCCTAAATTCTTTTATCAGCTGTGTTGCATTTGTTGCAGTAGACAAAAAGCTTGTATTAATAGTTAATGTGCTTGTTTGTGATTGTTTGGTTTTGAAAGTTTCACTTATGAGTCCAAACTCTGATGTCTGAATCACAGTGCTGGAATTGCTGAAGAATGTTGACAACCACAAATTTTGTCTTTCTACAACATCTATGAAAGAATTATAGGTCGTAATTCGATACGCTTGGCTTTCCGTATCACAACGAACAACTACATCCTTTAAACCTCCAATGGTATAAAGTGCTGTTGTAGTTTGATCGTTTCCATGTCCTGTATCATCAGAAAGCAACCAAGTATATGTGACTATTGGATCAATGGGATTCCCAGATCCATCAAGTTCTTCACCGGAATATGTTCTGTTAGTTTCTGGATTGATTCCACTTGGAATTTCCAAGCTTACTTGCTGTCCTGTTGGGGTTTTGAATACTTGGCAATTGCCTTCAGATGGAAGACATTGTTGAATTCCCGTGGCGTTGAAAGTTACAACGGCAACATCTGGTGCTTCATATTTAGCATTAACTAGATCAACAAACTCAACCGTGTCACTTCCGTACTTATTAGTGACGGTAAGTTTTACAGTGAATGTACCAGTTCTTGTGTAAGTTTTTGTTATGGTTCCAGCATCGGTATCTTCCACTATTACATCAAGTACTCCAGATGGTACAGTTTCTGTTGTTTCATAGTACCCGATATTGCTTGCAGTATTGTCTCCAAAATCCCAATAAAAGTTTATGGTGTTGTCTGGAATATCTTCTCCAAGTCTGACAGACTGGTTGGAAAATTGTACTGTGAATGGGGCAAGGCCTATGCGCTTGTTTACTGTGAACCAAGCTTTAGGTTCAAAAGCCTTGCTTATTAAAAAATTTGTTCTTTCTTCGAGTTTGCCAGTGTTTACTGTCGATAGTGATCCGGGTAGATCTTTTATTCCAACAAAGTTTTGTATTGCTATAATTGCATCTTTTAAATTATTGTGATGTTCTGCCATCACATTCATTACAACAGTTGTCTGTCTGGATGGTTTGTAAGTATCTGGGGTGAAATTCAAAACAGTCAGTCCATCAAATGTGGTATCTGTTCTGGAAGTATAATAAAAAGAAACGGCACGATTAGCTGGATCAGAACATTGTTCAACAAGAGTGATAATTCCGGTGGATGGAAATAAAAAGTTTTTTTCTGTGTCAAGGTCTACGGTAATCGATGTGTCACCGGGATTATAATCTTTTGACAAGACAAGATATGCAGAATCTTTAACTGTGTAAAGGCTTGTGTCATCATCATATTCACTATCGAATTTTACAATAGGAGCCATTATTCCACCTGAATCGAAGAAGTTGAGAAGACACGAAGAACTTGTTGGCCCTCAAGCCCAATCAGCAGAGATGGCTTGTAGGTGCCGGGTTTTGCATAAATGTGAGTAGTCACATGCTCATTAGGATCAAGTGCAAAGTAATTTGTGCCATCATCAAATTGCCAAAGCCTATTAGATATTGTTGCATTCGTTTGGTCTATGAATTTAAAGACTGTTGGGCTGCCGCCATATTTGGCCGCATATTCACTTGAATATCCAATTTCCGGTGTAGTATAGAAAAATGGATCAACATACTCGTTGCTTATTTGAACATAATTTGTCTTTGTAGAAAATCCTTGTCCGCCAAGTTCTGTAATAACACGCAGTTGAACAGTGAAATTTCCTTCTGTGAGATAAGTGTGTGTTGGACTCTTTTCAAAAGAAGAACCTCCATCACCAAAATCCCAAAAAAATCTTGTAGCAATACTGCTGGAAAAATTATGGAAGTTTACCGTCATTGGTGCAGGGCCTTTAAGAGGATAGGCTCTGAATATTGCTTTGGGAGCCAGATATCTTGCTTCCTGTTGTTTGAGCAAACCATTTAATGTTGTAGTGGATGTTTCTGATACAGTTCCAATAGTTTGTTCTATTTTCAAAACAGCATCTTTTGCTGCATTGTGATGCTCGGCCATGACACCGGCTTCAACTTTACAACCAACTGGCCATGGTGACTGTCGGGTGGCACAGAATCCCCTGATTAAATTTTGAAAAGTGTTTTGTGTTTTTGTTTCATAATAAATAAGCTCTGTGGTAAGTCCCTGATAATTCGGTAGACTTATCCTTAAAATTCCTTTATCTGGGAAATTTGTAGTATCATCCACAACAATAATTTTACCATTAAAGCCCAAAGTCTGTGTCAATGTAGTCATCGACAGATTTTTGGCTTCGTATAAATTATCGTAGCTGTCTATAGCTTCTGGAAATATAGACAAATCACCTGATAAATATCCAATGTCATATGATGTTAGTTTGCTGTTTGCCATAGTTTAGTTACTTTGATTCAGTAGTTTTTTACCTGCATTTTCTAAGGCCAAATTCATTTGCATTTTAACAGGAGCCTCATTTGGCAAAGCCAAAACAGACCGCACTAATTCCATGCTCAGTGGATGTCCCAGAACAGAAGTAAGACCAAGCTCTTGATCTAATTTTTCATTCCAATAATCCAATTGGTTTTTTTTGTCTTCAATATCTATGATTTTGTTTTCTGGATTATATTTTTTGAATAATTCTAAAATTTTGCTTGATTCAGCAACAATACTTTTCTTTCTTTCATCTAAACTAACTTGTTTTTGTTTGATAACTCTTATTTGGCGTTCTTTTTTTCTTAAAAATATTTCTTTTTGTTTCTGGTTTAAAGCTTGAATATCTTTTTTCTTATTAAATATGCTTTTTAACTTAAGTTTTTCGTATTTTATTTCTTGTAATTGCAAATTATCATTTGTTTCTTCAATTTCCAAATTTATATTTAATAGTGCTTCTTGCCTTGTCGATAGTTCCCTGACACACTGCCAAACCCTGCCAGCAAGAGTAAATTCCTTCCCAATCATAAAATTTTCAATTTGAAAATCTGTATGTTTAGGCAGTATTTTGTGTTTTTCTAGTATTTCATTTAATTCTTTTTCTACTAATTCAGGTTCGGACATAAGAATCCTCAAAGGTTACATGCGTTTACTATGGCTTTGAATTGAACTCCTTTTTCCAAAGCTCTTTCAGCCCACATTAACTTAGTATTTTGTAAAGTATTTCCAGAACCAAATTTACCGACAGATTGATAAAAATTTTTGTTAATTAATATACCATTCATGCTTCCATCAATAAAATTCCAAATCCTGTTTACGACAGGAAAAAGCACATCCTTTTCAGTCTCAACATATTTGCCTAATTTTTTATCAATAGATTTTTTTATAACACTACCAGAAAATACACAGTATGCCCATTCACTATCAGCTTTTTCAATTCCAAAATCAATCAAAGAAGTAATACAATTACCACCTGTGTATACTTTGCAGCTACATGGTTCAATGCTTCTGCCGTCAGGTATTACGGCAATCGATTTGTAATTTTTAGATAAGAAGTTTGTGCTATTATAAGTCTTTTCAATTTTTGAATAGTCACCATCGACACTTATTATGACGACAGTTATATCCAGATCTTTTTCACAATAAAGCATTTTTTAGCCCAGTGGTACTTCAAAGTCGATCATAATAATATCCGAAGATGTTATTACATTCAACAGAGAAAAACCAAGACCGTTAACATTTTCTGTAAATGAATTTTGTTGCCATGCTGTTAAAGGATCAGATGTCGGAGCATAAACGGTAGAACCTTCGAAAATTCTTACACCATTTATATAAACCTTCAAACTTCCAGCAGTAAAAGCAGTTGGAAGACCTGTAAGGTAATTCTGGTAATCAGGTGTTAAAGAAACGCTGGTTGGTACAATTCCATCATAGTGCTGATGTGGATTAGACAAGCTTACCGCAACATCTGCTCTTAAATTTTGACCACCAGCAGACGACCATGTAATAGTTGACGAATTTTCAAAAACAACTGTACCATTATCAAAGTATAATATGTTAGATGCTGTGTCAATTTCTATAGCTATATTTTTTGCTTCTGGAGCTATTAAAGATAGTTTGCTTCTTTCATCTAAAGTCATTCTTACATAATCTGTGCCACCATAACTTCCGTCAGTGTGAGCACCAATATTGTGTAAGGCAGTATTAACGGCTGTTGTTTTTAAATCACCGTTGTTTTCCAAAGATTGATTCAATCTGTTTGCTAGGCTACCTGCTGTTCCGAATGACTGCAAAATGTAATTTGTATTTGCATCAACCTGACTGTTTATGAGATCATCTCTTTGGACCAAAGCATCAATAGGTAAATTATCATATGTATAATGATAAGGTTGGTTGGGCAAGTATTGTGGTACTGTTATATTAGATAAGTCAGGCATATCTTATTTATATCCTTTTTAATATAATTAAACTAAATTTATATTCCAATTGAAAATAATTTGCATGCTGCTTGTTTTAGACAAATCTGGAAAAGTTACCATGCTATAAAAATCACCATTATTAAGAACCAATGCCATTTCATTGAGTGAATACCCATTCGCATCTGAATAAGCAAGCGTAGATGTAAAAATAGCTTGTGTTTGATTATCAGGATTTACAGTAGCGACAACCGGTTTGTTTGCCACAGTCACTCCAAAAAGACCTGCACGACTAGGGCTTACCAATCTTGGCTCCCCACTGTAGGTACCTCCATTGCCAAAAACCATTCGATTTACAAAATAGTTTCCATATGTGCCAACATCGTTTGCAAGTGTTTTGGCCAATGCAACTTTGCCCAAAGTAAGAACAGTATTATCAAAAGAAATATCTATCTTTTTGCCAGATGCATATTCAATAAATGCTTCAACTCTTCCAACACACTTAATATCATTCAAAAAATTCATTGTATTTCTCCTGTTGTGGTCCTACCATCATTGTATTCTATTTTGAAACTAACACCTTCATATTGATTTATCTTGTCGTTTATGCCATTTTTGTTTTTATTATTAGTCATAGACATCATAGATGCAGCGTAAGAAACAACTTGATTGACAAGTTCTTGACCGTTTCTGCTTACATCTGTTAGTGTTTCACCAAAAAGCTCAATGGTATCTTTGCTATATCTGTAGACATTTAGTGGCTGCGGTGAACCAGATGATACTCCCATATTTATCAATTCTCCAGCTATGTCTAAATAAATATTCGGACCAACTGTATAATAATCGTTCACACAATAATTTTTACCATTTATTTCTATGATGTAGTTTTCTTTGTAGTTCTGTGTTTCTGTGGCGTTGGGATCTGTGGGATCAGCAAATGTAGGGAAACCAACTGGTTTTAGTAATTTCATGCCAGCATAACCAAAATTACCCACTTGTTCTGTTAACAATCTCGTCAAAGCCTTCCCTGTAACGCTGCCATTCGTCCCATCCCAATCGTCAATATAAAATGATAGTTGATCGTCTGAATCATAGGAATTAAACTTGTATTGCTCGTTATTAGAATCATAATAAAAATATCCATTGTTTCCTATTATTTGGCTTGCTGAGTCTATTCCCGGCTCACCTGTTGTGATTTTGCCAAGTACCTGCACTGTATAATCACCAGAAGTAGAACTAAATTCTGTCCCAGTTGGATTTAACAAGGAATAGTTAACTCCTGTTGCGTCAGAATTACTCAATGAACCATCATCTTCAATTAATAAAATATTGTTTCTTATATCGGCAATATCGTAAACTGTAGCGCCTATTTGTACTTGCCAAGCAGCAGCTGCATGTCCTTGAGCGACATCCCAAAGAGTTGTAATAGGATAATCTGCATAGTTATATGCAGAATCTGACATGGAATGTTTATTTGCCTGTGCCGCTGTGAATGACCAAGATGCCAAATTTATATTTGATAAATTGAAAGTAAAAGGTGCAGTGTTGATTGGCTCTGTGATAGATCCTATTGCACCAATATATGAATTTTTTGGATTTTCAACCTCATACTCACCAGAATTAGAACTTGGCCCAAGAATTTCAAGCAATGTCTTATTAGAGTCAGAATATATTCCTAGTGACTGAAAATTAACTTGAGCACAATATAAGTTTATTGTGTCATTATAACCAGTAGCTGTGCCTGTGAAAACAGGAATAGGGCTAGGACTAGGTGCAGGGCTAGGTGCGGGCGATGGTGAAGGTGCCGGAGAAGGAGGTATAGGAGTTAAACCGGGTGTCTGTTGAAAGACCCATTCATCGATAGATAATGGATTTTCATATAAGTCAGACATTTTAACTTCAGGTGTTGGACCTACTTTGTCTGAAAACCCAAGTTTTTGCCCATCAGTTTCATATAGAGCGTTGGAACGCATGGCAAAAGGCACAAGCATATTCGTGGCAAGATCGATTCTTAATACCGCATTGTTTTGCAATCCTAAGAACATAGCACGGTTGAAAACTGTTTGGGCCATGCCTGTGATCATGAACTCTGTAGTCTGATATTGAACCAACATCTCTATTGATTCTTCTGGAGGAATGATAAAATCTTCAAAATTACCACTGAAATTTAAAGTATGCAGAACAGCATGGAAAGGTGTATATTCAGCAATAATGTCTTGAATTTCTTGCAGCCTTTCGTTGGACAATTCTCTAATTCCAACATCTAGGCTATAGTATGAACTTATAAATCCACGACATGGTTCTAAAAATGATTTGTCAATATCGCAAGGATTTTGGCTATCTCTCAAAGAACCATTGTATTCATCCATGTTGTAAACATTTTCACTATAAGGAAATTTGGTTCTAACTTTGCCAAAATAAAGATAATTAACAAAAGGGTTTTTAGTTGAAATCACAGTACTGAAATTAGCATCATCTTCTGATATTAATTTTGTATTCCAATCTTTTGGAGGATAATCAAAGTCTCTATCATCTCTAAGGTCAGCTAGTGGCAAATCTTTTACAATGTTCCATATTGTTAATTCCGGGCTTGTAAAGGCTTTGATCTGATATTGTATTTTTATAACATCCCCAGCAACCAGAGGTGCTCCTACCCAAGTCATAGTGCTTATGCCATCGACTGTTGTTATAGAAATGTTTGAAAGACTGCTTGCAGCATAAGTGCCTGTTGCCGATCTTTTTTCCAATTCGAAATAGGTAGGATTAACTGCTAAAGATGTTTTTGTTAAATCCCAAGAATTTGACCCATCATATTTAAAATATTCTGTATAAATGTTATCAGTGCCGCACTGCCAATATTGTGTATATTTTTCTAGTGTAATTCCAGCATCAGAAAGAGCTCCACGCAATCCATCATAAGTTCCTTTCTGTTTAAAATTAGGAATTGCTTTTTTGATCTGCCTTCTCCACAAAGTTGGATCATCAGAACGCAAAAGCAAACCAAAAAAATTAGCCAAATATCCAAGTATTGGTTCTTGAGTTGCATTGCTATCAATAATATCGACTACTTGAGCGGCCAAATTGTCTAAAACCGTATATCCTTCAGCCACAGATGCATTAAAATTATTTAAAGTCGAAACTGTCATGTCATCTTTTGCATATGACATTTTATACATTTCTGGCAAATATAAATCTAGTAGATTTTTATATTGAGAACTATTTATTACATGTGATGGGTTGCTAACTTCGTTTGCTATATCACTGCTTATAGTAAAATGCAAATAAGAAGAAAAAGAGTCTCCAGCAATATTTGGAGTCCAAGTCCAACAGATATAATAATCACCTTCTCTAATTGTTCCATTTGGTGACCAAACAAATTTGAAATATCCATTTTGTATTTCTGAACCTGCCTCAACAATTTTTGTGATGATAGAATTTGTGTTTGCAGTACCTCTTAACCAAACGGGATTAGAAGAAGACCCGTTATTAAAAACTACCAGTGAACTAGAATAAAATGTTGTATTGTAAATACTGGTTGCTTCAAATTCCCTTCTAAGCTGGTCGGCATTTGCAATATTTTCAGCAGTAGGATCAGTACAGGCTAATTGTTGAGATTCCAAATAACTTTTTTGTCTTGTTATATCAAATTGATCTATAAAAGACTGTTCGTTCAAGGCACCGTTAGTGTCTCTTATAATATAATAAATTTTAATGTTATCAACTTTATACGGATCTATATCAAAACAACCGTCTGCATCCGGTGTATAGAAGTCAATCTCAATGTCATCTGTGACTTTGGGGTTCTCATAATACTTTTTTAACATCATTCCTCATCATTCGTACTGGAACTCTATTTCAATTGTATCTGGTCTTATAATCTCAAAGTATTTAGTTGTGACTTGTTTGCCGCTATTATCAGGATTTGCAGTGGTCAAGGTAACATCATACCTGTATGGTTCTTGCACAGAGAACAAGGCTTTAATCACATCAGTATCACGAAGCGTTTGACCGTAGTCCCAATTCACAAGATTAAAAAACACAGAAAGAGCACTTTGAATTCTTGCTTTGATTGTCTCCTCAAATGTTCGATAATATTTATCTAAAACAACATCTATCAATACTGATGTTAAAACAACAACCCCATCTTTAAGACATGTAAAATCTGTAAGCATCTTTTTGGCATTCAAGTAATCTGTCAGTTCTGCTTTAAATTGTGAATTAGCAATCTGTAATCCTGTATCACCGGATTTTGCTAATACATAAATGTCAATAATGTTTGCAGAACATCCTGCATGTCTTAAAGCAACAGCAGATTTACCCATAACACCATTATAAGGAGTTACAAAAAGATCACATATTGATTTATAGTCAGAACCAGTAACAGCCCTGTTTTGAGATCTGTTGTAAATAGGAAGCTTTCTTCTTATATCTTCTACAGTATCACCATTATACCCAAACTCGCCTCTAGTGTAGTTTGAAAGATTTATCAAAACACTAAAATCTTGCCCCTCGATTGGAACAAGCGTTTCAACATTGGCAAAATTTGTTACTATATTTCCATTTGTGCCACCACCAACTCTATATGTGGCTGTAATTACCGCCCCGGCTGTTGGAATTTGTCCTGCACGATTATTACCAAAGATTATAAAAGCACTAAAGTCTGAGTTGTATTCAAATCGATATTCTCTTCTTGGTTGTGAATCAGTGAAATACTCAACTTTTTCCCACCTTTGACCATCAACATCAACTCTGATAGAATCCAAAAGTACTGGAAGAAAATTCAAGAGGAAACTTTGGTTTATTTCCCCAGTACCTATGAAAGTATCATTAAATGTTTGTCCTTCCAATCCAACTATATTGGAATTTGAAATTGATCCAGCCGGAATCACAATATCTTGGTCATATATTGGCCTATTAAAAGGATCTGCTGGAAACAACTCGATGTTAATGCCAGCACCATTGTTTACCAGAGAAACATCAAAAGGTGTTGGTATAACAAGATCTATGTTTTGAGGAGCGCTTATTCTTGCTGTCCACATGCTTTTGGCAGCT